ATGTTTGACGTTGCATACGATAAAATTGCATAAAATGTAATTTTTAGATTACATTTTTAAGTCGCATGATTCTAGTAATAGAGTCTTGAATAACCTAGTGAATTGCTGAAAAACCGTAAAGCTGTGACACCTAATCATGGGTGATGAAAATCAGAAACAAGTTCACAGATGACATAAGGTGAAATAAAAGCTATAGTAAAATATAGTCCTAAGTGTTGTGATAATTGGCAATCAGCAGGTTTGTATAGTATAATAACTTCATAGGTGGTGATTAACTTATGAAGTTTAAATATGTTGAAGGTATGATTGAGAATGTTGATTATGTTGAATGTCCTATATGTCATAAAAGAGTTAGGATGATAACAGAAAAACATACTAAACTTGTACATAACTTAACTAAAGAAGAATTTAAAAATAAATACCCTAATCAATCTTTGTGTTGTTCTGATAGAAGAGATTTGACTTCTCAAAAGACTAAAGAGCAATGGAAAGATGAATATATCACATCTCGTAGGGTACAGTCTTTAAAAGAGAATGGTAAGTCTGAATCTTTTAAAAAGAAAGTATCTGACAATTCTAAGAAGATGTGGAAAAGGGAAGGTTTTAAAGAGGTTCAAAGTGTAAAAATTCAGAATGGACTATTAAATTCTCCTATATTTAGTAAAAAGCAGTCTGAGATGATGTGTGCTTTTTGGGGAATAGATAGTAATAGAGAAGAACGTGCTAAGAGTATTAAAGTTGGTATAAACAACTCGTCAACTTTTAGTGAGATACATTCTGAGGTTCTTAAAAGAGAGTGGAGTATTCCTGAAAAGAGGGATGCTAGGATTAAGAATATAAAAAATGCTTTGAGTCTAGATACAGAAAAACAAAGACGTTCTATACACTCTAAGTTATATTGGAGTAGGCAGAGTAGTAAATTAGCACAGTCAATGAAAATCAAGGCTAAATGGTCTACTAAGGAGTATGCTGAGAATGTTTCTAGGGGTTATTATAGATGTAAATATGTATCTAGTCATGGTAAGATATATTATTTGAAAAGTTCCTATGAGTTAAGGATATGTAGGTTTTTGGATAGAAATAATATAGATTTTGAGTATGAGTTTAGAGGATTTGAATATGTATATGATAATTCTAGACATACATACTATCCTGATTTTTATCTTAAAGACTATGGTTTAGTTTTAGAGGTCAAACCAGAAAAGTTTATAACAGATGATTTAGTATTAGCTAAGTTTAATGTTGTAAAAGATTTAGGTTATAATATTATATTTATAACAGAAGATGAGGTTTTTTCTGAGAGTAATTTCTTAGATACTATACAGACTTCAACGACTAACCTGAAGCAATGATGCGTCAAAAAATAAATCATTGTGTATAGACGTGAAATTCGTCAAAAGGGGTACGGCTCTAGTGAGTGGGTGAGAATCCCTTAAATGGAAGTGCTAGGGTGCCTGTTTTAGGTACATGATATAGTCTATTCTCATATGAAAGTATGAGAGTGCTAATGGAAACGATTAGTACGTAATATTAAAGTTAAAAATGTCATTCGGCTTAGATATGGATACAGTTATCCTAAAAGCTACGAGTGGTGAAATTGGTTACGAAATTGACAATGAGATTAACGTAGGTTATAATGCTATTATGTTGTTAGTAGCTTAGTAATACATAGTCTCCGTACATAGTGATATGTGCGAAAAATAATCTATTTAATTGCTGGAAAGTCCTAAAGCTAACTAAACTACAACGTAATCATGAAATATGGGTAAGCGTGAGAGTTGCGAAAGCAGAAAAAATTAGTTAGATAGTATAAGGTGAAATAAAAAGCTATACAAAAGAGTGTATAGTCCTAAGTACTGTAATAATGGATAATCAGCCGCTAAGTCCTTAATAGGGAAAAGTTCAACGACTATCCGAAAGCAACATAGTTTGTGAGTAGATAATGAAAATTATCAAAAGGAGTACGGCTCTAGTGAGTGGGTGAGAATCCCTTAAATGGAAATGGTAGATGTGTACAAAAGATGGTTTAAAATTACATATAGAGTGTCCTATATGTCATAAGAAATATAAGATGATAACAAATAATCATCTAGTTAAAAAACATAACATCACACTGGAAGAGTTTAGAAATACTTATAAAGGTTATCCTACAGAGAGTGAGTATTTACAAAAGGTTAGAGTAGATGTTGGTTTAGTGATAGGTTCTAAAGAGAGTGTTAAGTCTTTTAGAAGTGCTAAAGCTAAGAAACAGCATGAAGATGGTAATCTCAATCCATCTAAAACTTTAAATTATTTGTGGGAAAATAAAAGAGATTGGATGCGTGAGAGACAGCATATTGGTAATAGTACTGAAGCTGAGTTTAAACGTAAATCAGAAGTTTCTAGACGTTTATGGTCTTGTCCTGAGTGGGTTAATTCTCGTAGGGATAGGAATGTGAGATGTGAATTAAATGGTTATGTTTTATATGTTAGAAGTTCTTATGAAAAGGTAGCTTGCCAGTTCTTAGATTCTTTGGGTGTTAAATTTGAGTATGAAACAAAAGTATTCAAATATTACTATGATGGAAGATTTAGAAATTATATTGTTGATTTATATCTTCCTTTACATGATGTTTATTTAGAGGTAAAACCTAAAGACCTAGAATCAGATGATAAAAATAAAGCTAAAATACAGTCTGTAATTGATAGTGGTAATATAATTACTTATGTTGATGAAGATTGGATTCGTTCTATAGATGATTTTAAATCTCGTTTGAGTAAGTACATAAAGATATAGTCTGCTCTAGGGTGAAAGCTCTAGGAGGGTATAATGGAAACGATTATACTCGTAACATAAGGTATGCAAGACTTGTTGAAAATTGCTGGTAGCCAATCTACTTGGAATAAACTTCCTGAGTATAAAGGTCAAGATGTAAAAACACATGAAGCTACATTGTTTAATGCTATCAATGATGCGTCCAATACAATTCTTGGTAACACTAAACGCTATGAAGCTACATTTATTATCTGTGGTAAAAATGCCGCTACATACATTGAATCCTTGAATACAAATATCGGTCAAGTACGTGAAATCTTCAAACGTGTATCTACAAATGGTATTGTTGGTGGCCCACACTTGGTAGGTATCTTGGATGAAAAATATAAAGTATATAAAAATCCATACTACCCTGATAATGAAATCTTGGTAGGTGCTAAAGGTGAAATGTTCATTGAGGCTGGCTATATTTATGCTCCATACTTGCCTTTATTCGCAAGTCAATTATTGGTTGATGCTGACTTCAAAGCACAACGTGGGTTCTGTACAATTTACGCCAAAAAAGCCGTAAATAAATACATGTACCATCGTTTGACTTTGGTAGATAATAAACAAGTAGCCGCTAACTAGTTGATAGTTAAGCTATAAGTCATCAGTAAACATGGCTGTATATAAATACAAAACTAAATAATATATCCATTCAAAGAGGTGTAGTTAATTCTGCACCTCTTTTCTTTTTATTGATTTTGCTATGCGAATAGTGTATAATTTAGTTATAAGGTGTTATATTTTGTGTTAGATTTAAGAGGCGATTAGATTAAAGAGGTGATTAAATTATGTGTGAGGACAATACTAAAGATAAAAAATCTTTATGGGGTGGTAAAGGTAAGAGAACATATAATAATGGTGTTGTAGCTAAACGATATTTTGAAGGTGAGCAACCTGATGGGTTTGTACTGGGGATGTTACCACGTACCAATGAGCAAAAGGATGAGAGTAATGCTAAAAGAATTAAGACTACATTAGAGAGGTATGGTGTTTCTAATGTAGCACAGTCTAAAGATGTGTATGATAAGGTGTTAGAGACAAATCTTAAAAAGTATGGGGTTAAGCATCCACAAACTCTTGAATCTCAAAAAGAAAAAGTAAAGAAAACAAATTTAGAGAGGTATGGTACTACTAATGGTAAGGTGTTAAAACCAAAAGTAGATAAGCCAAAAAAAGAGAAAAAAGTAAAATCACCTAAAATTAAGGATACTCGTAAAGGACATTACTATAATAATGGGGTTATCACTAGAAAAATTAAAGAGGGTGATGCTATACCTTATGGGTTTGTAAAAGGGATGCTGTTAAGTGATGAACTTAAACAGAAAAGGTCAGCTAAGGCTAAAGAAACATTTCTTCAAAAGTATGGTGTAGATAACCCTGCTAAGTCTAAAGAGGTACTTGCTAAGATGCAGAAAACCAACTTAGAAAAGTATGGGGTAGAGTATTCAGCACAAGCAGATGTTGTTAAAGAAAAAGTTAAGAAAACAAACTTAGAGAGATATGGTGTAGAGTATTCTTTTCAAGCTGATTTAGTTAAGGATAAAATCAAGGCTACAAATTTAGAGAGGTATGGTGTAGATAACCCATCTAAATCTGTTGTTATTAAGAATAAGATTGTTGAATCTAATCGTAAGAATTTAGGTGTAGATTACCCTATGCAGTCTAAAGAGGTGATGGGTAAGTCAATAACTACATCTTTAGAAAAATATGGTACTGAATATCCTAATCAGTCTGATATTGTTAAATCTAAGATTGATGCTAGTACTTTAGAGCATTATGGTGTTAATCGTGTATGTAAGTTAGATGAATTTAAGCAAAAAGTTGTAGATACTAATAGAGAACGATATGGTGTTGATTATACCTGTTTAATCTATAGTGGAAAGTTAAAGGGTAATGATAGTAGTTACAATCGTTCTTTTGCTGAGTTGTTAGATAGTAACAATATTACATATGAACGTGAGTTTTTATTACAAAAGTACTCATATGATTTTAAGGTTGGAGATACACTTATAGAGATAAACCCTACTGCTACACATAACACTAGATTTAGTCCTTATGGTAAAAATAGGATAGATACTAATTATCACAGAGATAAATCTGAGTTAGCTAGAGATAGTGGTTATAATGTAATACATGTGTTTGATTGGGATGATACTGATAAGGTTCTCAATCTATTAAAACATAGGGATACAGTATATGCTAGAAATTGTGATGTTAGGGTAGTTAACGATATAGATACTAATAAATATTTAGATATGTATCATTTACAAGGGACTTGTAGAGGGCAGAAAATTCGCTTAGGTTTATATCATAATAATCAATTAGTGTCATTAATGACATTTGGTAAATCACGTTTCAATAAAAACTGTGAGTACGAATTGTTACGATACTGTTCACATTACAATGTAGTAGGTGGTGCTGAGAAGTTATTTAAATATTTTGTAGATAACTATAAACCTAATAGTATTGTTTCATATTGTGATACATCTAAATTTAGTGGTAAAGTGTATGATGCTTTAGGGTTTAAATATATTAAAACTAATTCACCTAGAAAGCATTGGTATAGCTTAAAAGAAAAACGTCATATCACAGATGGTTTATTATTAAGTCAGGGATATGATAGATTATTTAAAGAGAATCATGGTAAAGGTACTTCTAATGAAGAATTAATTTTATCTAGAGGATATTTACCAGTATATGATTGTGGACAAGCTACTTATATTTGGAGAGGTAATGATGTCTGATAAAGTTAAAAAGAAATATTATCATAATGGCATTGTTAATAAAATGTTTGAAGAGGGTAAACAGCCAGATGGCTTTGTGTTAGGTATGCTACCCCGTACAAAAGAAAAACAAGATGCTATTAATAAAAAGAGAGAAGAGACTACATTAGAGGAGTATGGTGTATCTCATGTATCTCATTTAAGTGATGTTAAATCTAAGAAGAAAAAATCTTTACTAGAGCATTATGGTGTAGATAATCCATCTAAGTCTAAGGAAATACAAGATAAGAAGAGAGATATCTTTATTAAAAAGTATGGTGTAGATAATCCTATGAAGTCTGAAAAGATTAAACAGAAGTTTAGGGATAACTATAACACTAAATATGGTGTAGATAATCCTTTTCAATTAGATGTTGTTAAAGATAAAATCAAAGATACTAATAGGGAAAATTTAGGTGTAGATTATCCTACACAATGTCAAGAGGTTAGAGATAAAGTGCGTTCTACTTTCATGGAAAGGTATGGTGTACCGTATACATTTATGTTGTCTAAGGAGTGGTTAGACGCTAATGACAGTAAACCTAATAGAGATTTTGCTGAGTTGTTAGATGATAACAATATTAAATATGAGCGTGAATTTAGGTGTGGTAAATATTCTTATGATTTTAAAGTAGGCAATACATTAATAGAAATAAATCCTACTGCTACACATAATACAAGATTTAGTCCTTATGGTGATAAATCTGTTAAAGATAAATATTATCACAGAGATAAATCTAAGTTAGCTAATAACAGTGGTTATAATGTAATACATGTGTTTGACTGGGATAATGAAGATAAGATAATCAATCTGCTTAAAAATCGTAAAATTATTTATGCTAGAAAGTGTGACATTAGAGAAGTTGATATCATGGAGTGTAATCAGTATCTTGTGGCATATCATTTACAGGGCAAGTGTAATAATCAAACAGTTAGATTAGGTTTATATTATAATAATCAGTTAGTATCATTAATGACATTTGGTGTTGCTAGGTACAATAAAAAATATGAATATGAGTTATTGAGGTATTGTGCTAGTCATAATGTAGTAGGTGGTGCTGAGAAGTTATTTAAGTATTTTGTAGATAACTATAAACCTAATAGTATTGTTTCATATTGTGATACATCTAAATTTAGTGGTAAAGTGTATGATATGTTAGGGTTTAAAATAGATACTATAAATAGTCCATCTTGTCATTGGTATAGTGTTAAAGAAAATAGACATATTACTGATAACTTGTTGCGTATGCAAGGGTATGATAGACTATTTAAAGAAAGTCATGGTAAAGGAACTTCTAATGAAGAATTAATTCTTAATAGAGGGTATTTACCTGTATATGATTGCGGTCAGGCTACATATGTGTGGTGTAATCATAAAAACATAGAATAAATTTAATGTTACCTATATATAGTAGTGGATATATTAAATTTAGAGTTTGTAAAATAACAGAGTGGGTATATTAATTTAGTTTTTGTAGATTGGTATATGTTTACTGAGGATGTATGGGAAGAATTCTATGTAAGTATTCCTATATATCCTTTATTTTACATTAGATGAAGAATGGGAGATATAATGGGATTAGAGTTAAAAAATACAACTAAAAACACAATCCGTATTCCTGATTATAATTATAATGGCACTTTGGTTTTTGAACCTGAAGAAGCAAAACCTTTGGATAGCATTGATAAAGTTGGTTTCTTTAGACCATATGCTAGGGCTGGTATTATCGTTCAAAATTCTGAGGAACTTGGTTTATCTCAACGAACTTTGGACGATATCAATAAAGCTAAAGAGGAATTAAAAGGTCATGTTTCTAAAGTAGCTGATAGTGTTGTAGATGGTGTTAAAAATATCTCTACTAAAACACAAGATGCTGTTAAATCAGTATCTGATAATGCAGGTAAGATTGCTAGTGACGTTGTAGAAGATACTGTGAATGAAGTTACTGAGAAAGTAGAAAAGGTAAAAAAACTCACAGCTGATTTTCTTGATACATTAACACTTAAAGAGTTAAAAGCTACAGCAAAAGAAATTGGTGTAGATGCTGATAGTGTTAATAAAAAAGCAGATGTTAAAGAAATGATTTTATCTGCTCAAAACAAAAAATAACATTTTGAAAGGTGAGTAGTCATGAGTAGAATTGATGATAATTTACTTGTAGATAGTAGTTCATTTAGCAATGACTACATGGAATCACTTTCAAAAGAGAGACGAGATATCATAGAGGATTGCATGGTCGCTTTAGGTTATCCTGTAATCACTCTATATATCACTCAACGTCAAATTGATAGATTAATAGATTTTTCTACTAGGAGATGTGAGAGTAAAGTATCATTACCTTATTTAGCGACATTTAATGTTGCTAATGGTGTAGTTGATGTTACAGGGTATGATATGGAAGCTGTTAGGCAGATATATAATGGTGTTGGTAGTGGTGCTAGTAACAGTAATGCTGAGTTGGTTGCAAATCCTGATAGAGATGGTGGTGGATGTAACCTAAGTCTTAGTGGATGTGATATTTGTAATCAACTGTGTCAGTATCGTGGTATGCAAGCATTAGGTAATGGTGGAGACCTTAAAGGTATTTACAACTATGTTGCCTTTTCTGGTGCTATGTCTGAGATGAATATGTTGATGACAAATGATTGGTACTTAGACCCTACAGATAATAAGTTATATATTGATGGTTTCAGTGGACTTGTAACAGTAGAGTATGTTAAGTCTAGTAATACTTTTGAAGATATAGCTAAGAACTCGTTTTGGAGACAGTGGATTCGTGATTATACACTTGCTATGGTAAAAATCACTGAGGGACGTATACGTTCTAAGTATAAAATCAGTAGTGGTGTATTTGAGATTGAATCTGATGAGTTAATAAATGAGGGTAATACTGATAAGCAAGAACTAGAGCAACGATTGGAAGATGGTGGCTTTGGTTATTGGAATATCATGAGAGGTTAATATCTTATATAGATAGAAAGGTTAATATTAATGAGATTTACAAATTCTCCTTATGGGGATGATACTCCTACATTATTAGGTGGTGTTGGTGGTGGACAGCCTGTTAGATGGTTGTACTCCGAGTTTGGGCATTTCCTTAATGTGTGGGGAAAGAATAATAATGTTAATGTTACTTTCAACTTAAAATCTAAGGATGATATCGATAGTAAGTTAGATGCTTTACGTAGTTACGTGCGTAATGGTTTGTTAGCTAAAGATGACCTAAGTGAGTTAGAGGAAAGGTTGCGTACATATAGCAATCTTGTTAGTGGTGGTAATGGTAGTCATACTCATTCAGCTATCGTTTCTGAGGCTCATGCTAAGGGTAAAAAATATACTACTTATAAAGATGGTAAGTTAGTAGAGAAAGTTGGTAGGGGTGAGCGTAAACACGTTACATCTGCACAACTTAAAGCTTTAGCTGAAGCACGTAAGAAAGCACATACTGATGAAGCATGTACTAAACGTAGAAAATCTATTCAAGCTAGGAGAGATGCTAAGACTTTAGGTTTATAATAGTATAGCATTATACATAATAATAGTTAATATAGTATTTATTTTAATAAGGGGATTCCTAGATAAATGAGGCAAGTAAGAAAACTTAGCAATTTGATTGCTGACGAATTAGAAATGCAAGGTATTGAGGTTGGTTCTGCGTTGTTTGAATCTACTGTATCTAGCATTGTTAAAAGTGTAAATGAAGCCTTGAAAGATGCTGATAAAAAAGACGCTGGCAATACAGACGTGTTTGAGGAAGTAGAAGAGGGTTCTTTCTATTTTGCTACTGTTGATACAACTTTGGGTGATTATGAAGTTAATCAAGATGAGATTGTAGAGTTGGTAACAAATGGTGAACCTTGTGTTGTAAATATTTACGATGCTGATGGTGAGTTGCGTGAGGAAGAAGTAGAGGTTTCTGCTGAAGATTTCGTAGCGTTTGTTGATAGTGCTGATGAAGTTGTTGTTGAAGATGTAGAAGAACTTTTCGATGACGAGGAAGAAGATGTAGAGGAAGGTGCAAAAGTTTCCTTTAAAGGTGGTAAAAAGCGTAAAATCAATGCAAAAAAAGCCAAACTTCTTTTAAAATCTAAAGAAAAAGGTGAAAAGTGGAAAGTTCAAGGCGATAAATTGGTTCGTAGGACTACCGCTGAAATTAAAGCATCTAAAAAGAACATTAAGAAAGCTAAAAAAGGTAAAGCTAAAGCTAAGAAAAATCGCAAAAAAGCAATGAAAGCCAACGAGTCTGTAGTTGTTGAAGGTTTTGATATTTCTGCTAATGGCACTATCTTCCATGTAGAAGATGGTGATGTTCTTTCTTATGAAGATGGTTTCTTAACTGTAACACGTGATGGTGTAGAAGTATTCTCTAATTTAACTGTTTCTGAATCTTTCGTTTCACGTTGTGTAGCTGAGGGTGTTGTCGAAGATTGTGAAGATTGTGATGACGAAGAAGAAATTCAAGAGGCTAAAAAACGCAAAACAGTTAAAGAAGACGAAGATTCTGATGAAGACGAAGAAGAAATTCAAGAGGATTCTGACGAAGACGATGATGACGATGATGACAAAGATGAGGATGATGAAGACGAGGACGAAGAGTCTGAGGATAAAGAAGTTTCTGAATCTATGTTGACATTTAAATCTGGTAAAGGTTATTGCTTAGTGTCCGAAGGTCGTGAGTTACAAATGGGTAACAGGATTCGTGCTAGGGCAATGCTTTTGAATCAAGGTTTTGAAGTTTCTTCTGAAGATTTAGATAAAGCTTCTAGTGGTCAAGTAGTTATTCTTTAATAGGTAGGATATAGATTATGGGTAAGTTGTATTTAAGTGATACATTAAAGCTTATCCTATCAGATAAAGTGAATGTACCTGATAATGAGATTGAAAAGTTGTCAGGTACATTTTATCAATTAGGTCTGTCTGATAATGATGAGATATACGGAATACTTTTTACAATTTATTCTGTTGCTGTTACTAAATCACAATTACCAATGTCTATGGGTAATTTCCGTAGCATTTGGAGTAGATGTGGTGGTATTAGTTTAGATTTTGTATCTACTTTAGCTACATTCGTTAAGAGTGGTATTTTAAAAATTAAAAAGCGGAATAAATCTACTGTATTAGATATGTTGACAGCTGAGGAAGAGGAAGATACTTCTAATGTTGTCATCTTCGTAGAGGCTACAGATTTGTTTAACGAATGTGTATCTTTATTATCTAATCTTTTAGATGCATATCGTAACCCTGTGTATGAGGGTGTAATACAAGATGAGGTTCCGTCTTTTGTAAAGAGTTATGTTAAGCGTTTGTATGATGTGTTGGATGATTTACATGTATTCGTAGAGTTAGAATCATTTTCAGATGAAAGTAATTCTAGACGAGTAAATCTTAATATTAATAATACGTCTAGGTATGACATTAATGATAACGAGATTGAAAAGTTAGCTAAGTCTTTCATTAAGAATAGGGAAAGTAAAGTTGTTGATGTAGAGTGCTACAAAGATACAAATAAAACTTTATTCTTAGGTATTGACTTCAAACAAGGTACTAAGGATTTTAATTTCTCATGTGCAACTATTTTCTCATTTATTGAGGAATTAGAGTTAAATCATGTTAAATAGTAGGGGAACATATAATGAATTATATTAATCGTGGTGGTAAGTCTATACTATCTGCTATCCGTGAAGGTGCTAAACACGTAAGCGAGCAGAATGGTATAGCTAATATGAAATTGGTAGATGATGCTACAGTTAAGAATAGTATTCAAGAAGCCTTTGGTCATATTCCCAATAGTTCTGATACAAGTCAAGTTCCTTTTACAAATTCTTATACACAAGTTCAGTCTACGATTGACCCAGTAATTAGAAATAGTACTTCTAGTGTGGGTACTAGGAGTACTTCTAATGTTTCTTTGAATACAAACGCATTTGAGGATAAATTAGTTAATAAACTACAAAAGTGTGTTGAGACTTTATCTGATACTGGTGAGTATTATAATGCCGTAGATGCATTGTTTACATTGTATACTATGGGTGCATTAACTGATGGTGTTGTTGATTCAATTACTAGACGGGATTTAAAAGAGATTAAGTCTATTGTTAGTGAGTTCAAGGATTTAGTAGATTCTTTCTAAAAGTGATTGATATATGTTATAATACTTGTGTAATTTATTTCATAAGGAGATAACATATGAATACTTTAACAAAGGAAAGTTTATTTCAGATGATAGTTAGGTCTGATGAAATACTACTTGTGGATGTGTCTAATTTTTTATATCGATATGCTTGGGCATATAAGGATATGTATGTTGATGTTAAAGGTCAGGATATTTTTGTGGGGCATATTCATGGGTTTCTTAAATTCTTAACACGTTTAGAGGGTACGTTCAATAATCCGTCAATCGTTTTATGCTTGGATGGTTCTGATATTACAAGAAGAGAGATAAACCCTAGTTATAAGGCGAATAGAAGTAGTCATAGTGATATTAAAGCTATGATTCAGTCATCTACTAATGACATTGTTAAGATGTCTAGTTTGATAACTTCCACATATTGTTGTCATGATGTTAGTTATGAGGCTGATGATTCAATACACTCTATTATTGAGAGTGTATCTAGTCTTTGTAGTAAGAATAAGGTACGTAAGAATGTTTACATTTTATCTAATGACAAGGATATGTATCAGTTAGTTAAAGATAATGATTTTGCTACTGTAAATATCATTCGTAAAATAGGTAACAATAATTCGTGGAAGGAAACATCTGATATAGTAGATGAAAGTGTTGTAAGAGATACATTTAATGGTGTTTCTCCTAGTGATTTAGTTAAATATCGTGCCATTGTTGGTGATAGTTCTGATAATCTAAAAGGGTACTATAGGTTTTTAAAAGCTAAGGCCAGTGAGATTGCTAACAACTATGATTATGATATGTGTAATAATACACTAATTCAGAAAAATGGTTCGCTAGTCAGTGACGATATAGTAGATAAATATCTTCCAATAATTCTTGATAAGTTTCACATTTTTGAAAATAATTATAAGATTATGAAAATGAAGTCATTTGACTTTGAGATATCACCTATTTCAATTAATTTATCAAGAGATGATGTTTCGTCTATATTATCACTAATAAATTTATATCGTATGGATTGGTTTTTACACTATTGTATGAGACGTAGTTTGTATAGTGATGTTGTAAGGGATTTATGTGGTGTCTAGTTTTTACGTGTATGTTCTAGAGTGTAGTGATGGTACATTATACACAGGCTACACAAACAATCTTAAACATAGGTTATACGTTCATAATAGCGGTAAGGGTGCTAAATATACTAGGGCAAGATTGCCTTGTAAGTTAGTTTATTCAGAGGTATACACATCTAAGCAAGAAGCAATGAGTAGAGAGTGGTATATCAAAAATAAACTATCTAGGAAAGATAAATTACAATTAATACAGTCATATTTGTGTGGTATACATGGGTAGTTCTTTTAATGTTTTCAAATTTAATGAATATCACTTTATCTGTTGTATTGTATTGTAGTAGAGAGGTAATATGGAACATCTTATTGTGTTAGCGTTTAGTTTACCTTTTATTTTAGGTATTTTAGCTACAATTTTAGTCTATGCGTTCTATTGTGTTGTTAAGGCGATATTGCATAGGGTTACAAAATAACATAGATTTTTATGAGTACATGGTAATTCATGTACTCTTTTTTTATTATATGGTGTATAATAAAGGTGTATGTAATTTCGTATTTTTGATTGAGGTATTGAACTATGTTAGAGAACTCTAAAATTGTGTATGTGGCTCACCCTTATAGTGGCTTATCATCTAACTATGAAAAGGTGTCAGACATAATGAATGTGTTATGTTCAAAGTTTAGCGACAAGACATTTATATCTCCTATTCATGCGTATGGGTTCATGTATGAATCTGTTGATTATGATAAGGGGATTAACTTATGTTTCAAGCTTTTAGATTTGTGTGATACTGTGCTGTTATGTGGTGAGTGGGAACATTCTAAGGGGTGTAATATGGAAAAGGATTATGCTTTAGATAAGAATAAGATTGTAGAGGTGTTATAGTATGATACAAGATATTCTAGAGGGTGTTAAAGATATAAAAGACTTAGCTAATAAGAATAAAGCTTTTATGGATATGGGTGATTATAAATCTGTTTCTGATGGTTATCATACTATAGGTGATTTGTATGAACATAGAACGTATCTTTTTGCCATGATTTGTAAACTATATATTCCTACAGTATATGTGTGGAAGACTAGAAAGCATGAAGATGGTACTATGTATGATGATATGTTTTTAGTTGGTATTGATTTACCTAATGGTCAGATTTCATATCATATTAAAAATAAGTATTGGGATTTGTTTGAAGATGTACAAGAAATTCCTAATGCAACTGATTATGATGGGTACACATCTGAAGATGTTATCATTCGTATGGGGGAATATATTAAAAATGTCTAGGTTTGATTATACGTTTAAATCTATGTGTGAGGATATTCTATCTAGTGGTATTGTTTCTGATGGTGAGACAGTTAGACCTAAATGGGAAGATGGCTCTGATGCTCATACAGTTAAGAAATTTGCTGTTGTTAATCGATATGATGTAGGTAAAGAGTTCCCAGTTCCTACTCAACGTCCTCTAGCTTTTAAGTCTTGCGTTGAAGAAATGTTATGGATTTGGCAGTTACACTCTAATAATGTTAATGATTTAAAAACTAGAATTTGGGATAGTTGGTCAGATAGTGATGGCTCTATTGGTACTGCATATGGGTATCAGATTGGGAAGACATCTTTCTATCACATTAAGTCAGATGATATTCATGAGGACATATTAAAGGTATTCCCTAATATGTGGTTTAATGAAAAAGAATCTATTTATTATGATGGTGATAGTAGACATCATATTGTATATCATGGTGGTAAAGATGGTTCTTATTTACTAGAGATGAATCAGATTGATAAAGTATTATTTGATTTAGTACATACACCATTCTCACGTAGAATTATTGCTCATATGTACAACATTGATGAGTTGAGTATGATGAATTTATACCCCTGTGCTTATTCTTGTACATTTAATGTATCAGTTGATTGTAAAGGGAATAAAGTATTAAATCTATTGTTAAATCAACGTAGTCAAGATATATTAGCCGCTAATGCTTGGAATGTGGCTCAATATTCAGTATTATTACATATGGTGGCACATCATGTTGGTATGAGGGTAGGTGAGTTGGTACATGTAATTGCTGATGCTCATATCTATGATAGGCATATTCCTATTATTCGAGAGTTGATAGAACGTGATACATATGAAGCACCTACTTTTAAGTTAAATAAGAGTGTTACAGATTTCTATGATTTCACAGTAGATGATGTATCACTTGTTGATTATAAACATGGTGATGTAATTAAAAACGTACCTATTGCTGTGTAGAGGTGATATAACAATGAAAGATAAAAAAGCATTAAAGAAGATTATTAAAATTATAGAGGGTATTAACAATACAGATGATGTATTGGATTTACCTAATACTAGAAGAATGAAACGTAAAGATATTGTATCAACTATAGATACAGTTATCAGTATATTAGAAGATGATACTGATACATATACTAAAGAAGATGCTATAAATTTACTATTCAAGATTAAGAATAATACGTTATAATATAATACATGTATGAGAATATGCTTATATCATACAGAAGATAGAATAGGTGATACTCTATAATAAGACATAGGGTATCACCTAATAAGCACACAGTAGTAATAAACATAATAATACAGATATAACTAATAATTATATTAATCATAATATTATACAAACTAATAATATAATAATAATAATGAATTGAATTAATTTCTTCTAACGAAGAAAAGAATTCAATAAATGTGGGATGTATGATATTAATAATCAATAATTAATAGAGATATATCTAGAAACTAGGGATTAAGGATGATACTGAATTAATAACTAAGTGAGCGAATATATTATAGGAGATTGAGTTGATTGATTTGAGGAAATTAATTAAAAGAATTTTCAATTAATATAGGGAAGTTAAACAATGAGTGAGTATCGTAAATGTGGTTAGAGTGTATGGGTTTAATCACATAAAGGAAAGAACCATATAGGAAATAAAATATTGTAGGGACATGCTTGTAATATTTTATAAAATAGTGTAAAGTAATAATATAGGTAGAGATATAAAGTAAGGATAGTGGATAAAATGAAAATAGAGAAAAAGTTGATTGATGAGTTAAAAGAAATAGAGAGTGTTGGATACGATGAGGTAAGTGTGTCTGTTGTAAGAGATATGTTGAAACGGATGGGGGTTCGAGTTAGGACAGACGCAATGGTACTAGGTGATGATTTAAGGGTTCTATTGAGGAGTATGAGTAAGAGAGTGATGGAGAGGTATGAAAACTCATTAAAGGGTATAGATAGTCGGAGAGAGAATAAGAAGAGGTAAAATCTGCTAGATACAATCTGCTAGATAATTGTGTTTTAGGGAGTGATTGAGATGGGTTTGATTGATATATCAAATTTAGTATACTCAGGGTGTTTAAAGAAATCCTATGACATGAGTATAGAGATATTTGAAGATGGCTATCGGAGTGAGATACATGTGTATGATAGAGGTGCATTAGTTACTGACAGGGATACTGATTTTTTAAATGAAGAGTTAGAGTATGTTAGTGATAAGGTAGCTAACATATTATCAAGGTATAGGGAGATATATAGGTATTCAATCGTATCTACTTCACGATTTGGTGGTTCATATATCAAAGATATAAGTATTAATCGTTTACGTGGTGTGGGTGTAGCAGATGTAAACAGGGTGTATATCGATTTAGATAGCTTATCAATACAATTCAGTAAAGATGTAACTAACAAGGTAATGGATACGTTATTAGAGGCATATAAATTAAATCAGTCTTGTAGAGAAGAGTATGGTTTGAGTATGTTGTGTGTTGATGGTAGTAATGTTGTTGAATATAGTGATTGTGTGGAATATTGGGAGAGTTTGTTATCTGACGTAGTAGATATATTGTCTGATGTACTCAAACGATTCTATGTTAAATATGTGGGGTTGCTAACTAATAATGAATTTAGAGATTATATGTTGAAACGCTATAGTGATGGTTACATGGTTGGTCGGTATCATCAATCTATGTCTGATTCTTTGTTACATGTAACGATTGATTTAGGACTATTCAGATTACGTGATATAGATGTAGAAGCGATATATGGGTTTACTGTTAAGGATGGTGTTGTAGATTTTAATCCTATTAATTCATTATATAATTTGAAATACATAACTGAGGATATAGCTGGTGATTTTTGTAATGTGTTAGAGATGATGGCATATGTGCATGATGCTGTGATAAGGTATTATGTGTCTAATGGCATATCTTTGTATCGAGGTTATGTGTTGGTTAGTCAGGTATTAGGTAATCTTCAATTAGGTGCTGATAGTTATACTTGTATGGCTGATAGCTTTACAGATGTAATAGGTTCTTTAGAGTTGGGTGATTATTATAAGTATCAAGGTTGTGTATTTAGTTATGATGATAGTTTAGAGTCTATTGAGATGTACATACCAATACGAGAGTTTAACACTAAAGTAATGGCATCAAGGGTGTTTGATGTTGGTAAATTCATGCGTAGTTATGTAGATATGGTAGAGGAGTATTCTAGAGGGATATATAGTATTAGCTGATGGTGGGGTATTAAAAAATGAAAGTTACAAGGAATGATATAGATGGTGTATTGGTTTCATTAGATATACCTAATGAGTTGTATCGATGTGGTTTGATGTTTGAAGATACTAAGAAGTCTGAGGATGGTAGTTTAAGAGGGTTTGATTATTATTTCTTTAGAGAGACTGAGTATATAGGTGATGCTATTGTGTCGGTAGCATCACGCTATCGTGAGTTGGCATTATATCATAATCGGTGTAGTGATTTACATAATGTGGTGAGTGTAGATATTGATTTCACTACTATAAAACGATATCGTAATTATCATAAAGAGGAATGGTTTCAAGAGTTAAAAACTAATGTTAATAGGATTCGTGTTAACGACAATAATTCTATTAGTATCGAATTTACAGAAGAATTTACAAAGCAGTATATGGGATATATCATTGATGCTAAGGCGATACATGATAGGTTAGAGGATGCTGTGTTAGATGAGAGTGGTGATATCGTACCATTTAGTATGTGTGATGGTTATGGTGATTGGTGTCAGTTGTTAGACAATGTAGTAGATGGTATCAAGAGATTATTGGGTAATGCATATCGTATTTATTTAGATTTCATGACAAATCCTGATGTAGCGGATGCATTGGGACGCAGATGTGATGGGATGGTTCAGTCTAGATATTATGATTATTTAGGGGATAGTTTATTTGTTAAGACATCTGTGTATGTAGCCAGTGGTAGTATTGATACGTTGTTTGTAGACCCTGTGATGGGTTACGAGATAGATGGTGACGATGCTACTCATTGTACTATTGATGATAATCACATGAATATGCGTGGTATACATTCTGATAGTGATATTAACAGGTTTTTAGATATTCTAGAGATGATGGCATATAGTAATGATGCGTTAATTCAATATCTTAAAATTAGTTATGAATCGTTGGGACGTGAGGTTAGTGGTTCACTGTATATGCCGTATCGTAAAGGTGTTTGTGATATTGTTGATAGGTTTAGTGAACTTGTAGAGGGAGATTTATATCGTGTTGGTTTATATGGTGTTACAGATGGTGTAAGTGCATGTTCTATTGATGAATTCTTTCATGATGGTTGGAGGTTTAGGTTTTCATTACCAGTTAGATTGTTGTCAAGGAAAATGATGGCATCGAGGGTATCTTGTGGTGTTTTATGGTTCGATATGTACATAAACATGTTGCATTTGTATGCTAAAAAGGTATATGGTGTTGATATAGATAGGTAGTCAAAACATACAAAACTTTACAATATATTACAGTTATGGTATAATAAGTATGTAAGATATTGACTGTAATAAGGAGATATAAAAATGAAAACATTTGTAGGGTTTGACTTCTATACCAGTCATACACGAGTTAGTAATGATTTATGTTTATCTACTATCGTTGAGGGTATTAGTCATGGCATTGATATTTATAGGGATGCATATCGTTTGTATCGTGTTATGGGATTAAATAACAACGTACAGGATATGAAAAGCTATGAATTAGATATTGGATTGGTTAAAGTGCATATTAATTGCAACGATGGGAATTATGTGGCATTTGACATAACTGATACTGTTGTAGCTGAGATGGTTCAGTCATATGATTTTAAATCTAGAGGATTATCTTATAATGGGAAGTTAGATAACATTGTTGCATATAATCAGATTGTTAAAAAGATAGTTGATTCTATTAACAGTGCTTTGATTCAGATATACGCACAGTTTGTTGATTACCTATTTACAAGTTGGGGTAAGACACAGTTTAATGGTATGTACGATGCTATTATTAGTCGAGTTGGTAGTAATAATTTCCTATATGGAAAAGTGCATACCGATTATTCTAAGTATGTATCTATGGATTTCAGTTATTCTTTAGTTGCATCTGTTGACTTCTTAGATTCTATTGATGTACGTCCTGCTAGGATTTGTTGTAGTGGTATTAAAACTATTGATAGTGTGTTGGATATCTTAGAGATGATTTCTTTTACGAGAGATATGATACGTTCAAATTCTATGTATGATTTTATCAATCAATATGGCAATACAGATGATTTAGATTACTTTAAAGGTAAGGAATGTGTTAGTAAGATTCTAAGGGTGGCTAATCATAAGAATGATTTAGGGTTAGAGTATTATAAGAAGATAGAATTAGATTCTAATATATCTGCTATGATGTCTTATGGTACGCAGACGTTTAGAGGAAGATATCTAGATTGTAAATTAGACTTTCACGTTTCATCTGATGCATTTCTACGTAAAGTAATGGGTAGTGCTTTCTTTGATACTAATCGGTTAGAAGAGATATTGTATACATCATTGTATCTATTTGGTCGTTATGCTGGTTGTTGGGAGTGATAGTATGTTAATCACATTTGATACAGGTAGTAATGGTTTCATACTATCTAGAGGCAAGAATAATTTATCTGGTACTGAGTTGAGTACTTCGTTGGGTAAATTGATTGCACAGTATAGAGATGTATTAATGGTTGCTCATAAAATACCGTGGTGTATTATTAATGTTGATATGGCATTTTCTTCTAGGGTTGGTAATGTTTCATTTGTGTGTGGTCATAATGGTGCTGACTCCTTTTGTAAGATTTCACTTGTCGATATTACCTGTTTAGGTACGTTGTTTAGCGATAATGACGTAGATTATGAATCAATCTCTATTATAGTTAGTGGGATATTGGAGGATTCTTATTTTAGTTATATGGCTTCTGTGTTTGATTCGTGTTTTGATTTTCCTGATATTGAGTTGTACAGTAGATTTAATACACGTGGTAGTATGCTTAAACCTATGCTACATCAAGAGTCAATACAATTTATTTCTAATAAGATTTCATACGCACGTGTTAGAGAACGATTAGAGTTATTTGGGTTTGATTTTGCTATATGCAATATCGATGATACTTTGAGGGGAACATTTACCGCTGTTGACGTTTGTAAGATTTTAGAGACGATTCAATACATTAGGGATAGATTGTTGTCAAGTGGTTTTTCTTTTGATGTGGTTGTTAGAGGTGTTGGTAGTGTTTATCCTATCGATTACTTTGAGTGTTGTAGGGGTGAATTAGTATCATTAGTTTATGATAGACGTAACTCTGGTAGTATTACTACTGTGTTGTCTGATGGTAGTACAGTTGGTGTATATTCAACATCTATTGCTGATGACTATATTACATTTAAATTTTTGATTCAATCTAGTAGTTCTATGTATAAATTAATGGGGACTTCTTTCTTTGACGTTAATAAATTCTTTTCTATTGTAGAGCGTTCTGTGTTTGAATTTGGTGAGTTTGTTGGTTGTCATAGGTAAACTATCGTTAAAACTTTGAAACGAGCATACAGGTGCGATTTCGTGTGTTAAATTAGGAGATTAAAAATGATTAATATGATTGTTTGTATGGATAAAGGTGACGGTATTGGTGTTAATGGTGGTCTGTTGTATCATCTTAAAGGTGACTTAAAGCATTTCAGACAAAAGACATTGGGGACTACTATCATTATGGGGAGAAAAACTTTTGAAAGTCTACCTAATGTGTTACCACATCGAGAGCATTGGGTAATTACACGAGATACAGATTATAAAGTACCTAGTGGTGTAAGAGTGTTTCATAGTCGAGAAGATGTATTAAAAGAACTTGGTGATAGAAGAGCATTTGTTATCGGTGGTTCTTCTATTTATGATATGTTTATTGACGATGTAACCTCTATTTACGTAACAAAAGTTGATAAAAAGAAAAAGGCTGATACATATTTTAAATTTAGTCGTGATAAATTTAGTTGGAGTCAGATTGGTATGCAACAAAATGATATTGATGAGTTGAGTGGTGAGCGATTAAATTACACGTTTGAAGTGTATACACGTAAAAACTTGTTAAAAGTTGGTAATGACTAGTTCTTTACAAAACTTAACATATTGTGTTATATTGTATGTATAAAAAATACTGTAGTTAAAAAGGAGATTAAATTATGCATTACACTACTTTTGCAAGCACTGGTGATAACATCGGTGTTGTTGTACATATCACAGATTTCATGGATATGGATGATGTTGTTGAGCAACTCAATCACTATCGTTGGAGTTATGATGCTGTTAAGATTGATGATGATGAAGTTGTGGCAGTCATTTATTTACGAGTTGGCATTGGACGTAACTTCCAGTCTATTTCTAAAAAGTTGGGTTGTATGGTACAAGTTAATCCTTATACTGTTGTGTATGGGTTGGGTGCTATTACTACATATAAGAATGGTAATTTAATCAATTATTCTATTGATTTTGACGATAGATATGAGTGGTGGTTAGTTTGGGGTGATAAATCTACACTACTGTCATTTGATTTCATTGACTTTGATGATGGTGATTCACCATATTGTGTTGAAGATAATGAGTTGATTGGTTATGAGTTCTCAGATGAAGAGATTGAGGAATTTACTGAGCGACTTAATACAGGGTATAATTGTGGTTTCTAGCATTTTAGGTGGGTGTGTGGTTTCATACCTACCTTTTATGTTACATTGGGGTATGATATGAAAAAGTTTGATTTTATAAAAGAGATTGTTAAGGCTTCAAAAGAGTTCGTGTGTGGACATCATTTTGATGCAATGTATAGGAGTCTTAAACTGACTTATATTGTTAATGGTGATTCTGCTAAACATGATATGTTACGATTTGTAGATGATTTTCATCAAGATGGGTATTTAGATTATTTTGAGTGGAAAGAGTTGAGTAGGATTGTTTTAGAAAGTGACTTTAATCATTAGTGGGGTATATTATCATGAGTGGTACTAATTTAATTGATGGTAATAGAGTTGTTATTATTGAGGGTAGAGCGTTTACATTAAAGGCTATTTTGGATATTTATATCTTTGATAATATATTATATGTTCATTGTTATAATGGTGATGTGTCTAAAATAGATGTAGGTAAGATTACTGATTTTAAAGTTTTTAAAGATGTAATTGATGATGTGTCTGCATATCGTCAATCTTTGAATGGTTTAGTAGTCTGTGGAGGTTGATTATATAATGGATTACTTCTTTTTCTTTAAGGTTTTTGTGACATCTTTTGTTATGACTTTTCTTTTTGTATTTAGTACAAGTAGTTGTGAGCCTTTTTCTAGGGTTTATCGCATTTATGATGCCTTAGCATCAATTTTTTCTGCAATTTCAGTTATTTCTTTAATTATTGCTTTGATATTGTGGGTGTTTGACTAATGAAATACTTAAAAAGAAAAATGGTAGATAGGGTTTGTTTTACATTGGATTGTAATGCAACTATCAATAATAAAATTAGGGTGAGTGGTTTACCTTTTGAAAGATATATTCAGTATATCAAGGCTAATAAGCTTATGTGGTTAATAAGTGAGTAATATTTTCGAGGTTTAATTCAATGTATATATTTTGCAGATTTTTAACAAATGAAGATTTAGATGAATTTAATAGGTTAAATGCTGTTAGGGGTATTTATATTCACTCTGATATGAGTACTTATAATTTAGATACTGGCTCATATACATGTAAGAGATTGTTTTCTTCTAGTACATCTAGTACTTTATCTGATACAAGAGATGAATTTTGGTTAGATATGCCTAGATTTCATAATGAATCTTATGAGTATTTCGCTTGTGTAAAATTTACAACTAATGTACTTAGTATTGATGATTTAGGTGAGATATTTTCTCAAAAAATATCTCCTAAAACAAAGAGTGTTAGATTTCCAAAGAGAGAACCTAAAAATCGGTATCTTAGAGTGATTGGTGGTGACAATCCTCAATACCCTATATATGTTGTATCTAGAGGTAGATATGATGAGAAACGTGCTAAAACTGTTAAAGAGTTAAACATGATGAATGTACCTCATTTTGTTGTGGTTGAGCCTGATGAATATGATTTATATAAAAATTCTTTTGATTCTTTGGGATATACTTATAGTGAAGTTCTTAAATTAGATATGTCTTATAAGGATAATTATGATACATTAGATGATAGAGGGGATACTGTAGGTAAAGGTCCTGGTGGTGCTAGGAATTTTTGTTGGGATGATTCAATTAGGAGAGGATTTTCTCATCATTGGGTATTAGATGATAATATTGAGTGGTTTAGATACTTTACTGATAATTTCCAAAGGAAGATGCGTACTGCTGTTTGTTTTAAAGCATCTGAAGATTTTTTCACTAGGTTTAAGAATGTGGCTATGGGTTCTCTGTGTTATACTATGTTCTTAGATTCTAAAGATAAAGCTTATCCTTTTGTCATGAATACTAGGATGTACTCTATTATTTTTATAAGAAATGATATACCTTATCGTTGGAGGGGCAGATATAATGAAGATACTATTTTATCTTTAGATTGCCTTTCTAGTGGGCTGTGTACAATTCAGATGTGTGCTTTCTCCGCCGATAAGATAACGACACAGCGTGTGAAAGGTGGTAATACTGATATGTTTTATTCTGTTGAGGGTACAGATAATAAATCTCAGATGTTAGTTGATATTTATCCTCAGTTCGCACAAAAAGTTTTTAAGTTTAATCGTATACATCATTATGTTGATTATAGTGTTTTTAATATGCAACTTAATTATAGAGATGACTTTATTATTGATAATTTAGATAAGGTTAATGATTATGGCATGCGTTTAGTTAACATACCTAAGGAGTGGGATAGGACATATAAAGATTCTAGGGGGTATATCGAATCTCATTTAGATGAGTGTGAGGAAGTAGATATGTTTAATATACCTTTATAAGTAGAATTTTTACATCTTATATTACAAAACTTTACAACTTAATAGATATAGTGTTATAATGGTTATGTAGATAAATGATTGTTTACATAACCATTTTTATTTAAAGGAGATTAAAAATGTTAGATTTGTATAGACGTGCTTTCCTAAGAATTCCAGTATATTGTGGTGATGTTGTTAAGTCAGCATTGCCTAAGACAGGTACATTTGAGGTAGATGGGTTTTTCTACACTCATACATACAAAGATTCGTTACTTTGGGAGTTAGTGCTGGCTGATTCTGATTCTGTATGTTCTGAGCAGATTTCTGAGATGGAGTTTTACCAAGAAATTCCTAAAAATCTTAACATACATATATTTGGCAACGGAACTTCTATTGGTATTCAATTAGATAAGTATCAAAATGGTTTTTATGATTTTGTAGGTAAGACCGTTCATGTGTTTTGGCATAATTACTCTGTTTATTTTACCTTTGATACTTGTAAAGTTAATATTAAATATCGTAAATTAGATATTGATATCACAAGAGATACTACAGATACGATTCATATATCTTACATTGATGTGGTATTAAAGGCTATTCGTCTTTTCAATATTGGTATTTACAAGGAAGTTAAATAAAGGTGTACTATGTTAAGTTTTGATTATATTAATATTAGTGAAGATATTAAATTAAAGGATTCTTATAAATTTCAAAAGTCTATTATAGACAATAGATACTATTCAATTTCAGATATTTGTGGTAAGTATTTACGTGAGTTTAAATCTTATACTAAATGTCTTGTTGTTGTTAGTGATTCATCACATCTTAATAGTTCTTTCGACATAGTTGGTCATACTAATTCACAGATATTCCTTGATGAGAAAGATTTGAACATATCACCTATTTTTTGTGTTGAGGTGTCTGAGCGTTATGATGGTAAATTTTTGGTTAAATCTGTTATGACGTGTTTTTCTTCATTGGGTGATTTAGAGGATTTATCAAGTTTTATTAAAACCTCTTCTTTTTGTGATAGAGTAAAGCTTAGATGTCGTAGAGATGAGTGGAATAATCAATTTCACCGTGCTGATTTATATCTTAAACTTTATGGTAGCGATGATTTAGTAGATGTGTGTTATGGACTTGTTCTTAGTCATGAGCAGTATATGTCATTAGTTGATATGGTTAAGGAAATTAATAAAGGTTTAAGTGATTATAGGTTAAGTATTGCTAAGAGCAATGCTACATCTTATTATAATGTGTCGTGCAAAAGGGATATGGTGATAATGTAATGAAGTCTTTGTTAATAGTGAGAGGTTGTCCTGGTAGTGGAAAGACAACTCTTTTAGAAGATTTAGGGTTAGATATTTATTCTTTAAGTAGTGATAAGTTACGTTTGATGTATAGTTCACCTGTTTTAAATGAAGAAGGGAATTATACAATTAGTCAAGATTGCAATAATGAAGTATTTGATACTTTATATAAGATGTTAGAGTATCGAATGGCTAATGGTGAGTTTACAGTTATTGATGCGACTCATTGTTCTTCTCATAAAACAGTACAGAAGCAGATTCAAGAGTATCGTAGGTTAGCTAAACGATACAACTACAGAATCTATCAGTATGATATGACTATGGATTCACTGAAGATAGCTAGGCAGAATGAGTACCGTAGGGGTACATATTCTTTTGTTCCACATCATATTGTCGATAAGATGTATAAGGTAATGAAAGATACACCTAAGCTACATAGAGATATCACTAAGATAGATTCATTAGAAGATTTTATTTCTTCTTATAATACAGACTATCTGTGTGATGCTAATGTATACACTAGTGTTAAGGTTATTGGTGATATTCATTCATGTAATACTGTTCTTAAAAATGCTTTATCTGACTTTGATATTAATACATTATATGTGTTCGTTGGTGATTACTTTGACAGGGGTATTGAGCATTACGATACATTAAAGACTATTCAAGATTTATCTAAACATAAAAATGTTGTATTATTAGAGGGTAATCATGAATCACATTGGATTCGTTATGCACATAGTGAGAATGGTGATGATTTAGGTTACAAGCGTTTCAGAGAAACAACTTTAAAAGATTGGCTACTACATTATGATAATGAATCAGATTTAAAGAAAGAGTTACGTATATTATATCGTAAACTAAACTCTTGTTATTTCTTTAAATGTGGTAATATTAGGTATATGGTTACACATGCTGGTTTGACAAAGTTCCCTGAAAATGCGTTATTGTTATCATCTACTCAATGTATTAAGGGTGTAGGTGGTTATGATTTTGAGGTTTCACTAGAGTATACTAAACAACAGCGTAGTGGTACTGAAGTTCAAGTTTTTGGTCATAGAGGTGTATCTTCTTCTAAAGGTTTCAGTTATTCTTTAGAGGGTAAAGTTGAATTTGGTGGTCATCTTAAAGTTCTTAATATTGATAAAGGTGGTCAGAAATTTTTTGAATACAAAAACTATGTATACAATAAGAATTACCTAGATGATGAATTTAAATTTCAACAAGAATTTGGTAAGGTTGTACTAAATACTGACTCTATTGAAGTTAATGTCATAGCTAATTCTAAGTTAGTTAAGGTTCGTAATTGTGGTAATATGGTTAGTCTTAACTTTACTGAAAAGGCATTTAGGCATAATTTATGGGATAGTGTTACAATTAAGGCACGTGGGTTATTTGTTGATAAAATTACAGGTAATGTTAAAGCACGTTCTTATGATAAATTCTTTAATTTAGGTCAGAGAGAAGATTCTAATGGAGAGTTAGATAAACTAGTTTACCCAGTTAGGGTTGCTAAGAAAGAGAATGGTTCTTTAGGTATCATTTCTTGGGATAGGCAAAAAGGTGAATATATTTTCGCTAGTAAGAATTCTACAATGACTGAGCATGCTGGTTATGTTAAAGAAAACTTTGAGATGGTTGATTATAATATTCAGTATGCATTGCGTACAATTTTAATGAAGTATAATTGTTCTGCTGTATTTGAGATGATTCACCCTAAAGATGTTCATATCATTAATTATAATAAATCTCATAAGCTTTTCTTGTTGGATTTTGTACCTAATAAATTGCATTTGGATAATGGTATCCATATTGATTATGAGTTTTCTGAAATGTGTAGGAAAGAGTTTAGTAAGATTTATGAAGAAAACCCTATGTTTGCATTTGATGACGTGTTTAAAGTTGTGTGGTCAACGACTGTTTCTGATAGAGATGCTTTAGATGTATATCTTGAAAAAGCTAAAACTTGTGATTTTGAGGGTTATGTGTTTACAGATGCTAGAGGTTATATGACTAAGATTAAGTCTGATTCCTATTTAGAATGGAAATATTGTAGGACATTATTAGGTCATTATGTTAGCAATAGTGATATAAATACTAATTCCTTAAATGATTTTGAAAAGAGTTTCTACAGTTTCTTGCGTACTCACTTTGTTAGTGATTTGAGAGATAAGAATATTTTAGAAGTTAGAGATATGTATAATCAGTGGGTGGCTAATAAATGATGGGTAAGTATAATATTAATGACAAAGTTCCTTTAAATTCTAAAGGACAAAATGCTAATATAAAAGCGAATATCTTGTCTGATGAAGAAATGCGTGAGTTGGGTTTTACAGATTATGCAAAAGATAGATGGTATTTCTGTAGAAGAGTTGGTGGTAAGGATAGTGATATCAGTTTTAATATCACTATCTTCAAGAAAACTAAGGACATTCAGATAGACGTTTTAGATGAGATGTTTTTACAGCCATATGACTTTCAAATGTATATCGGTACAGTTGCTGTAGCTAATCGAGTATATGATGATGTGCAGAACTATATGAAATTCTTCATGGACAATGGTGTTATTTATGGATATACTTTGGGTGATTACATTTAAATGTGAGGTGAGTTTTCTTGTATACTAATTTTTATAAGGTTTGTGATATAATTAATTCTTTGTCAAGTCATATTGATTATGCTCAGGATTGCTTAGATTATATGTTTACATTGGGTGATTCTAGTATTATGTTTGACAGTCGTACAAAAAATGCTACTATTAATATTAATGGTGAGGTACATAGTATTACAGACGAGTTTTTATTGTGTTATCTAGAATATGATGATTATATTTATCGATATGACACTATGTTTGATGGCATATTAGATTTCTTCTATGCTTTTCTTCATAACTGCAATATTTCATTTTCAGAGATGAGTTCTAATGTTAGTAAGATTGTTGAGTTTAGGAAAGGTTTTGGGTTTGAAACAGATTCCGAGACTGTAGAGTTTTTATCGGAGTTCTTCTTGTATATTCATAATAAGTTATCTGAATTAGATAACTTGTAGGGAGTGATGCATTGTGAGTTTTGATGATATTAAATTTAGCAGTGATTATTCTGCTGAGGATATTAATAGAATAACTAAAGATTTTGTAGATATGGTTAAGTATCTTAGGAATAATGAAACATATTATAGTTCTATCGTTAATGAGTGTGATAAAGCCTTAGGGGATTTATACCATTATTGTGAGTTACATTATCCTACAACACGAAGTGGCAAAACTAGAGTTGTAAGTCTTATTCGTGATATTTCTACTACTAGACGTAAGGCTAAGGATATATTGGAATTAGTTGAGCCTATTCTAAAACTAGATACGTCATATATGAATGAGTTAGGTAGAGTATCTAATTCTATTAATAAGACATATAGTAAATTATATATTAATGAGCGAAGGTATACACCTAGAGTTTTAGTTGATTTATTTGATGAAGTTGGTGATGATTAGATGTCTGATGCATCTAAGCTTAGAGACACTATAGATGGTAGGATAGATAAGTATATCTATTCTTATGTTGGTGCATATTTTAACGATATTGACAATAAAACATTACAAGATGATTTATATAAGAAGTTGGTATTAGACCTGAAAAGTATTATCGAGGAAGAGTGTAATAGAATTGGTTTAAAATAAAGTAAAGTATTGTTTTTATTTATAATCTGTGGTACAATTTATTTAAAGGTTTGATAGTTTAATGAGTTGAGTGATTATAAAAATTCTCTCTCAATCACTCTCACATAAGAAATAATCTCCGTAGTTTCAATGGAAGTTTTTCTTCTATAGTCACTCAACTCATTAAGCTATCAAACATTCGTAGATGACGTTTGCCACGTTGTTGCATAAATTTCTCCTTAAAAGCGACTCATATATTTCATTGTGATTATATGAGTCGCTTTTTATTTAGTTTAGCGGAGGTATGGGTTGAGCGATTATAAATTAGAGGATAAGTACATTTCTTTTAATGGTATTACATTGGGTAGCGACCAAATAGAATGTGCGGAGTATATGTTAGCTAGAAAAGGATGCATATTGGGTGGTCAGTGTGGTCTTGGTAAGACTTTGATTACATCTGTAGCTAACAAAGTACTATTAGATAAGTATAGTACAGTCGTTTCTATTATAGTTTGTCCTGTTAAGGCACTTAAAGCCTTTAGAAGAGAGCTATTTGAAAAGTTACTTCTTAAAGAAGATGAGGTTGGTATTATATCTGCTGACTATACATTGTATAATTTAGATACAAATAGAATTTTTGTATGTACAGATACTCAGGTAGAGAAGTTAGATAGAATTACTGCTGAATTGAAGTCTAGAAATATTCCAATGATTCTAAATGTGGATGAGGCACATAAGTTACAAGATAAGAAAAGTAAATTCTCTATGATTATGTCTAGTATTAGGTCTAGGTGTTCTATTGTATGGCTTATGACAGCTACACCTATTCTTAATTCTTTAGATTCTTTGTATAATATTGTTAACTTTTCATCACCAGGTTTTCTTGGTAAGAAAGATGCTTTTGATAATAATTTTACTTTGTGGAATTTACGTGACCAGTACATTAAACGTGGTGGTAAGGCTACTAAGATTAAAGTTAAAGATGTGTATGGTTATAAAAATCTAGATATTCTTAGGCAAAAGCTTAATGATATTATTATTGTTAGAGGTAAAGAGTATAATCTTAAATTCACTGCTTTAGAGTGTGATTTGTCTGATAAAGATTATGAGATATATAAACGAGTTTCTAGTGGTATCTTAAATTTTGAGGATGATGCTAGGAATTTTTCACGTAGGATGCATGATTTACAGCGATTTGTTGATAGAGTGTATACTGATGAAACAATGGAGGATTTGGTATCTAATTATTGTGATACAGAGTATTCTCCTAAAGAGGAATTATTACTTAATTCATTAGAGGGTGCGTTTAGTAATGGTTATAGTGTTATCATATATGCTGAATACAAAGAAACAATTTCTAGGTTAGAGTCTATTCTAAAGAAAAATAAGAAAAAGTTAAATCTTGGTAAGATACATAAAGTAACAGGCTCTATTAATATTAAAGTTAGAGAAGCTGTTGAAGAGAATATTGGTTCTAGAGATGTGGTTTTGATTACATCAGCTGGTACTGAGTCTGTTAACTTGCAGAAATGTAATACAATCATTTTCTATGACATTTCATTTTCAACTAAGAATATGATACAGGCTGTTGGTAGGGTTTGTAGACGAGATTCTAAGTTTGATACTCAATATGCTATTCTTTTGGTAACAAAACGTACTATTGATGAGTATAAGTATCGTATGTTCAACAATAACTTAAATATGGTTAAGGGTGCTGTTGGTGCTGGTAAAGATATTCCTTTGTCTGAGGATATGTTATTATCAGATGCTAATGATTTACGTGTTCTTAAAGATGAGTTGTTGTGGGCATATAAGGGTGGTTCTAAGAAGAGGACTAGGAAAGTTAAGACAACTGATTATAAAGTTGTTGAAAAGCAGTTAGTTCCTTGTACATATGCTGATGCTAGTGGTGAGATTGCTAGTTATCGTTTTTTAGTTGAACCATGTCTTAGTGATAGTGTTGGATTTGATTTAGATTCGTGTACTAAGTTGTATTCTTATATCTCAGATAAAGAAATTCCTTTTGCTGTTATCAAGACTAAGTATCATCAATACTTATCTACAGATGAGGGTAAGAAGATGTTATTATCTCTTAAAGATGGTGCATTAAATAAAGGTAGAATTCTGTTAATAGGTAATAATATAGAGATTTCTAAGATGATACAGAAAGAGGTACTAAAACTTTGTAAATAATCTTTGATTTTATGTTAAAGAGTAGTTATTAAATAGAATATGGTGTATGATAAGGGTATAGATTTCTATACCCTTATTTTATTTTGGAGATGATTATATGAATACTAGAAATAAGAATAAATTAAGAGCATTGATGTTGGTTTTATCTAGTCATAGATATGTTGTAGATGTCATAGATTTTGAACATGATACTATAGTTGTTAAGATTAAAAAGATTTAATATACTATATTTTTAAAAATTCTCTTTACAAAACTTTACACATGTGTTAATATGATGTCAACAAATAATATATGTTTCGATTGTGAGGTGATTGATTTGTATTTTCGTTTGTATCATTTTAACAGAGGTTGGGTTAATATACGTAAAGCTATTAAATTGCTGGATAAGGGTGATAACTGTAGCTATATGGGTGTTGAGTTTTATTCTGATGATAGTTTTACTGTTTGTGTTTGTTTCATGGAGGATGGTGTCAATGAGTAGTGTGTGATTACAGTGATGACTTTATATTAAAAGCATTGAGGTGGTATTATCCACGAACTAAGTTTTTTGTTTCTGAGAATGGTATTTTAATGGGTAAAGATTTTATGTTTGATGGTATCTATAATGTCTTTACTGTATCAGATACTATGAAAGAGAAAGCAGTAGTTTATTATGTGGATAGACATAAATGTAAAGATTAAGAGTTTTATTAAAAGGTAGATTTAAAAGGAGATTTTATTATGGATAAATTTTGTGATATAAGAGTAGTTTCTATGGTTAATTATTTTGCTTTGCCGACTTCATCATTAGATTGTCATATCGTAGGTGACTATTTAAAAGTTGTAATACGAGATGAAGGTTTATATGCTGGTATGCCGTCTCCCAGTGGTAATTTTATTAACAACAATAATTCTTATCGTTATATTGAAGCTATGCTTGATACTAAAGGTGAGGTTGTTGAGTTTGAAGGTTATATTAATGCTGGGTATGGTTTTGAGTATTTTGAAAAAGATTCTATTTATGCATTGGGTGCCATCATTAAAGATGTTAGGGTTAATACAACAACTATAAAGAATTTTATTAAAGAGTAATGGTATATTTTTAAAATGGTAGATATTTAAAAGGAGATTTTATTATGTTTAAGTGTTCATTTTACAATGCTGATGGCTCTGTTAGAGAGTGGGTTTATATTGTTCTTTCTATCGCATTTTTGTTTGTTGTTATTGGTGGTTATCATTTCATATTAGCAGATAATCCTCCGTCTGATAAAATCTTATCTAAACAGTATACAACTGTTTTGGGTAGGAATTTAACATTAGATGATAGTTTACACTATGCTAGTTATGGTTTTACTAGTGGTGCGACTATTGATGGTGTTAAGAAAATTAAAGATGTAGATTTGGATTGGAAGAAGATTGATGTTAATGATTTACCTAAAGAAGTTAAATCTAAGTTATCTCAGTCTGATGTAGATTTGAAAGTGTACGTTGCAGATGTAGATGAGTCTTTGGCTAAAGGTGTTACAGATGTCAAACATTATGTCCTTGTTAAACATTTTTATGAAAATAATTCTGATAGATTAAGTGCTGTATATACTGTTATTAAGACTAAAGATAATGGTACTAAAGTTCAGACTTTGGAGGATGCTGTTAATTTCATAACAGCATATTTAGTTACAAGAGGTAAATAAAAACTATCGACAAAAGTATGCTTATATAGTAATATATGCATATGTGGTTGGTGCAAAATATGGTTACATATGTAACTACAAGATTAAAGTTTCATCTAATATATTTAATACCTACGTTAAAACAAATAAAGGAAGATGCTAACATTGTTAAAGAGTTTTAAGACTGAAATCAATCCGACAGCAGAACAAATTATAAAAATAAATAAAACTATTGGCGTATGTAGGTTTATTTATAATTTTTACATTGCTTATAATAAAGAACTTTATGAAGAAAAGAAAGAGTTTATGACTGGGAGAGATTTCAGTGTTTGGCTTAATAATGAGTATCTTCCTAACAATCCAGATAAAATGTGGATTAAAGAGGTTTCTACTAAGTCTGTTAAAAAATCTATGGAAGATGCATATACTTCTTTTAATAGGTTCTTTAAGAATAAGAGCAATTTTCCTAGATTTAAGAAGAAAAATAGTTCTGACGTTAAAATGTACTTTCTTAGAGAATATAATAGGGGTTGTTTAGTTGAACGTCATCGAATTAAAGTTCCTACTTTAGGGTGGGTTCGTTTGAAAGAAAAAGGCTATATTCCGACATCTAAAGATGGTTTTATGGTTAGAAGTGGAACTATATCATGTAAAGCAGGTCGGTACTACATATCTGTTTTGGTTGATATACAAAAACAAGATACTGAGATAAGCAATACTTTTGGTATTGGTATAGATTTAGGTTTAAAGAGTTTAGCTATATGTTCTAATGGTTCTATTTATCATAATATAAATAAAAAGAATAATGTTAGAAAAGTAGAAAAAAGTTTAAAACGAGAGCAGAGAAAGTTATCTCGTAAGGTTATTTCGATAAAGAAAGGAGAGTCTACTCAAAAGAATTTTGTAAAACAAAAGCTAAAGATACAGAAGCTTTATCAAAGATTAACTAATATCAGAACTGATTATTTAAATAAAACAATACATAGCATAGTGAAAACCAAGCCTGCTTTTATTGTTATTGAGGATTTAAATGTTCGTGGTATGATGAGAAATAGACATCTTTCTAAAGCTGTAGCACAACAAAAGTTCTTTGAATTTAGAACTAAATTAATTAGTAAATGTAAAGAAAATAATATTGAATTAAGAGTTGTAGATAGATGGTATCCGTCATCTAAACTTTGTCATGATTGTGGTCACATTAAAAGAGACTTGAAATTATCTGATAGGACTTATAGATGTTCTGAATGTGGCTATACTGAAGACAGAGATATTAATGCAAGTCTTAATTTAAGGGATGCTAAAACTTATACAATTATACAATAAACATAATGTGTAAGTGTGTACCGAAGGCTTATTTGGGAATTTAAGACTGTGGAGTATACAAGAACTTGTGAGTAGTATATTCAACTTTGTTGAATTATGAAAGCATATACGTTGAAGCAGTAAGTAAAAATCGTGAGGTTTTACAATTCTCGTTATAGATGTATATCTATAATTTGAGTAGCAGGTAAATAGTATATAATGAGAAAGTATATTAAAAAACCTGTAACTGTAGAAGCTTTTCAATTCTTTTATAATGATGATGCTTCTACAGAGATATTGAAAACAGAGGTAGGGATTGATAACTGTTTCTATGATTGTGATGGTAAACTCTATTTACGTACTTTAGAAGGTGCTATGGTTGTTAGAGATGGCGACTATATCATTAAGGGTGTGAAAGGTGAATTCTATTCTTGTAGAAAGGATATTTTTTATAAGACATATTATGCTGATGATATTGTAACTAAGTATGTTGTACATTTAGAAAAGCATGATGTATTCTCTCCGATGTCCTTTGATACATTTGAAGATGCTGTTTCGTGGGGAAGAGCAATTTTTGAAAAATATAAGGACATTAATGATTGTGAAATTTTCTTATATCAAAGTTTTAATCATTTAGTAGATGATACAATGACAACTTTTTATGTTTCTAAGTGTAAAGAATATATTCCTTATGTATGGGATGAAGATATCTTAAATCATTTACAGGTTGATGTAGATGATAATAGGGAGTGCTGTTGTATTGCTGATTATACAACAGCTGAGGAAGAAAAAGATTTAGGATTAATTGTCAACGAAGCTATTAGGGGTTGGGTATTTAAACATAATCTTATTGATAGGGTGTGGGGTTATGATATTGAATATGATACAACAGTTTCTGTTCCAATTAAAGCATAGGTATTCTTAGAGAGGTAGTATTAGTACTACCTCTTTTTATTTTACTTTACACTTCTTTACATATATGTTATTATTTAGTTGTAGATATTCTATTGAAATTATTGGAGGTAGATTATTATGAAATTGATAAGTTATAAGGTGTTAGATGATTACATTGTTATTAACGATACTTTTTGTTATGGATTAGCGTCTTTACGTGGTATTCGTTTAGATGATAATTACTTAAAATTAGATAAAGAGTCTTGGATTGGTGAGTGGTTTAATTTGGTTGATTTTGATGGTGATATCTCAGAATTAATTAGGTTTGTTGATAGTACTAATAAGCTTATTAAGGATGCTAAATCTAAAGAGTATTTAGTTGTTGAGTGGGGAATATTCTTCTTTATCATGTTGATGGTTGCTGTTGTTTCTTGTTTTGTTGGTATGGTTATTGGTGTTAGTTGTGGTATACATGTATGAGTGTTTTAACTGATATGTTTTGCAGAGATTCATATAATTTGTACAGTAGTGATAAAGATATAAGCTATTCAGTGGATTACATAAATTCGTGTATTCATATGTACTTGTTACAGTTGTACTATGGTATGAGTGATGATGAGATATCTAAGTATATGTATTATTATGGTGGTAGGGATGGATATTAAAAGTATTTTATTTACATTGGTGTTTGTATTGTGTTACTAGATTTTATTAAAGAGTTTAAGGTTGCTAAGAAAGTTAATTCTTCTAAAGATGTTTGTGCATATGAGCGTTCTTTCCGCTCATTCGCTATTTATATGTTATTAGTTATGTCTATTATGCTTAATTTAGTTCTTATATTGGTTAAGTAGGTGTGTTTTTATGAATGTTGATAGATATGACTTTGGTTTTGAAGATGATTATTTTTATTATTACATTAGTTATATAGGTGGTAGTTTTGTTTCACCAGAACCACGTTCTTTGAGAGGGGTATATCATGTGAGAGATATATCTTGTGTACAATTATGTACACAAGATTATGGGACTATGTTATATGTTAATGTGTATGGCGACCTTAGTAGGGATGATATTAGTGTTAAGAGTTTCTATCTAGATGACTTTAAAGAGAATAGAGCATATTATAATACATTAGTACATAATGTTAATAATCGTATTAAGAACTATAATAAAGTTAGAGAGGATGCATCTAGTTCTTTTGTAGGTAAATTTTTTGCTATTAGTTTGATTTTATTTATATTATTTATGGTTTATCTGTGTGGTATATCTTAAATAATATTACATAACAATATTAAACTTTACAATTCAATACATATATGGTATTATTTAAGTAAGATATAGTGATTGTATCTAAAACACTGTATGAGTGTATTATATTGTACGACTTTATAATGGGAATGGGTTTGTTATATTAAGCATAAGAGCGATACATTATACTTTTTACAAACTTTGTTTTTTATAACTTATTTTGATGGTGATTAACCATATTCTAGTGTAAGGTTGTGCAATGTTTTACACTATACTTATTTATGTCTTTTTATTGTATAGAAAGCTAACACTATTAGAATACATCAAATGATACATTCACTATATCGAATATTATTAATTTAGTTTTCAAATATTACTTTACACAGTATTACTAAACAATACAAAGTGATACAAAACAAAGTATTTTTTTAAAGGAACTTAGACGTTTAGTGGTAGTTGATGAGGATGGTTCTTTTAAGTATGAAGATAGTGGTGAGGTATTAGTATTAGGGGATGTATTTAGTATTCTAAGTGGTGCTTATCATGTAGAGTTAGCTAACACTAAGTATAATTGTGGTGATACTTATTATTTTGTATCTGATGCATACAATGTTAAGTCAGCTACATGGGGAGATAACATTTATGATTATGCTTTATTGAGTATGGGTAATGTATTCAATGCACGATTTGAGGCTGAGAATCATAAAGAGGAAATCCTTAATAAGTGTAGAGAGATTAATACTAAAGATACTAAGGTAGTAACTAATAAAGATATTTCTGAAGTGTTAAATGATAATGTGGATGTGTTGTCTGATAAAGTTAAAGGCTTAGGTGATACTGCTACTATTCTTAATAAAAAGCTTAAAGATGGTGTAAGTGGTATGGCATTGTCTATCGATAAAGATAGCATTGATAGTGGCAAGTATAAAGGCTATACATTACATAATGGGGTTAAAAAAGATTTTGATATTAATGCAACTAGTCTTGGTGAGGCTATTCGTGAAGCATTAAAGAAAAGCTTCAAATAATATAGGTAATATTAGTTAATATAGGTAGGTGAGTGTGGTATGTTAGAGAATACAATTAAGATGTTAGTTAATGTATTAGACTATTACTATAAAGATAATCTAATTGATGGTGTAAGTACTGATACTAGTGGTAGTAATTATGTTATGTCTGTTGATTACTCTTTAGAGAGTGCTAAGTGTACAATAACGGATGGAACTATGACGATGGATGCTACTCTATACTATAATGATAGAGTATGTAACTTGTATATTAGGAATTATACAGAGGGTTATAATACTTCTACATTAGATACTATTATTCAAGGTATTTGTCATTATGAAGAAGTATTACAACGTGAGAGTGATATTGAGGTTAATGTAACACTTATTTAATATAGAGGTGTTACTGTACTAAAGATAATTATTGAGATAAGGTGATTTATTTATGGGTTTGATTCAATTCAAGTTGCGGAGTGGTGCTTTACAGAAAATCATACAAAAACGTATGATTTCTATTAGTGAGTTATCTAGGTTAAGTGGTGTAAGTCGTCCAGCTTTGTATAGCTTGATTAATGAAAATGTAAATTATGTTCGTATTAGTACATGTAGGAAGGTAGCAGAAGCACTTAAAGTTGATGTTGATACATTATTTGAGGTAGCTAGTGATACAGCTACAGAAGTTGATAAATAGATGGAAAGATTTTATAGTTTAGATATCAAGACACAATATGTGTTACAAGATAGTGTTAGGAAGGATACATTTAAGAGTATAACAACTATTGAGGGTGTTCAGTGGTTGATGTGGACTTTCTATCATTGGGGTATTAAGTATTTAACATATGATGCTACTATGGGGTTACAATTATTTCATGGTAGACCTGTATATGACGTAAATACTAAAAGATGGTATGGTACTAAAGTAGTTAAGACTGTAGAAAGTAATACTACAGGTAGTACGAATGGTGAAGTGAATAATACAGGTGAGGGTGATATTCATGGAGATGTTGTTAACAATAGTGGTAATAGTAATGGGGGTAGTCATGCTGAAGTCGGAAACGTCACCAGTGAGGTTCTTCCTAATACTGTTCCTGTGGTTGATAGTATTAGGGAAGATGTAGAGAGAGGTAATACAAATGACAATGGACATGGTAGTAACAATCATTCTGATGGGGTTGGGGTTAACACTCATAGTAATGACAGAGAAGTGGTTAATGCGGATACTCATAGCATTTCTAGTGATGGTGGTATACAATCTACTGTTCTAGGTGCAACATCTACACGTGAGATAGTAGAGTATACAGATAAAGGGAATGAACCAAAAGGTTTGTCTTTTTATTTACATTCATTGATTTCTAGTGTGTTTGAGTTGTCTGAGGGTACCGCTATAGAGTTAACTACACAAGCGATTGAGGATGATGTAGCTAATAAGACGTTAACAGATGGTACAATAGTAGAAGTATCTAATAATGGTATTACGTGGTTTAAGCGTTATTTTAAATCGATTGAGCCTAATTTATCTACTAAGTATTGTGTGTATGGTGGTGGACGTACAAAAGACACTGTACGAGATATGGCTGATGTAGAGTATTATCAGTATATGCGTTATACAGATACTACACAAAGTAACACTAATACATGTAATAATGGATGTGGTAACTGTAATAATACTACAGTTAAATATGAGAGTGTAAGGAATACAGTAGATGGGAGAGTTGTTTTTGCTGATAGGTGTAGTTTAAATAAATAGGATATCTATAATAGATATAATATAAAGGTTATGGGTAATAGTAATAGTTGTAATACAAATACTAAAGATGAGATTAGGTATCTTCCTGAAAATGTAGTTAAGGTATCGATTGATATGGATGAATATCTAAGACTTAAAGCAATAGAAAAAGAGTGTGTAGGTCTTAGAAAAGATATACTAGCATATAAAAGTAATTCTATTTTTGTAGAAGAGCATGAAGTGTGCTATGAGCGTTTACATGAAAACTTATACAATGAGTTAGAGGTGTTGTATACTAGGTATCGTGGTTCGGCTATATGGAATTTAGACATCACGTTATGTGGTGTAATAGCTTTCTTTGTTAGAAAGTATTTAGAGGATAGTCCTGAGTCTTTTGATTACGATGAGGATACTAGGTTAAGATATAATACCTTAGTACATGCAGTTACATCATTAGAATATTATTTTGATAAGGCTAATAATGGTGGAGACAATTTAAATCAAGAAGATAGGGAATTAGTATTAGAGGCTTTATCTGAAGTGAGAGAGTATTGGTTCTCTATGTGGACATAGATATACAATGTGAGGAGTGATTGAGGTATATGCGTTATGTATTATTAGTAATTATTCTATTAACTTCATTTTTCGTTAGTGGTTGTGGTGTTACAGAGTATTCTAATGCTTCGATTAGTATGGAAGATAGATTAAATCTCTATATTACTGAACAGAGTGATAAATTGATTGAGCAATATAAAGATTCAGATACTTTTAGTCATACATACTCTGGTACCGAGGTTGGTACAGAAGGATTTTTATCTAAGACTATTGAATATATGGATAGTCGAGGTTATAGGGTTGATACTGTTAAATATGATAATAATACTGCATTATACTTTGTTTCTAAGACAATGTATTTTTATAGTAATGTTAATAAGGGTGTTACTGTGACGTATAGGAAGAAATAATGAAAGCTATACTAAATAAGATATGTAATTTATAGGAAGTAGATATATGGGTAGGAAAGTTATTTTTAAGTCTGTGGGATTTCTTTTGTTGTTTATAGCATATTATTATGTAGAGAGTAAACATTAGACTTAGAGTTTTAAGGTAGGAGCAAAAATGGGAAGAAATAATATAAATATCGAATTGTGTAGATGGAAGAGTGAGAGTACATTTCAGTATATCCTAGCTAAACAATTATATCTTAATAATATCTGTATTCCTAATGTTACAATGTATACTCCTAAGAAGAGAGAGTATGAGGCAGATTTCTTATATTTTAATCTGAAGAGTAAACGCTTAACAGAGGTTGAGATTAAAATCAATAAGATTGATTTTCAGAACGATTTTAATAAGGCTAGATATCATGATAGTGATGATGTTTCTTATTTATATTATGCATTGCCTAGTGATGTATACGAAAAGCATAAGGTTTTCATTGATTCTAAACTAGGGGACGCAGGACTTATCTTAATTGATAGGAAAGAAGATAAGGATGGTGTTTATTTTACATTTGGTGGTTTTAAAAAGAAAGCTAAAAAACGTAAAGATGCACAACCTTTAACAGATGACAAAGTTCTTAGGTATATGCGTATAGGATGTATGAAGTGGGTTTAGATTGATGGAGATTATATACAATGATGTTTAAATTTAATGATATTCAATCACGATTAGATGTATTGTCTAGTGGTGTATTAAAAGATGAGCATTGTTATACGTATATCTTTGATAACATAAGTTTTAATACGTATAATTATGATGGGATTGAGCTTATCACATTTTATGTATGTTGTAACAGTCATATTAGAGTTACCTATAAGTATCTAAATGCTATTATGACTAAGATAATTAAGTTAGTACAGCAAGAGAATACTAGAGAGTTGGTATTTTATTTAGATTCTTTCTCAGTGTTGAATGAGTTATTTTCAACATTACCTAAGTATGTAGATTATATTGATGTGCATACTTTATATAATGGTTCTGATTTTGTAGAGAAGTATATTGAAGTGGTTGATACTTATCGTAAAAGTATGTTTGTAGAGTCAGGCAAATCATTCGTAAGAGGGTATCTTTCTTTTGCACGTTTCTATACGATTGATTTTGATGGTTTAGATGCACAGGATGAAAACAAATGTTTTGTAGAATCATTGTTACAAACAGATTTATTCAAGAAGGAAGAGACTAGTATATCTAACATGAGTGAAGTTATTAAGTACGCTAGTGATTTGTAGATTGTATGAACTTCTAGATATGGTGAAGAGATTGTTAACTATTATGAAGTATCTTATGAATTAAGTGGTAAATAGGTTTATTAGTTGTTAAGGGGTTTGTATAGTGTGTATTCATAGGGATGTAGAACATAAGACACGTTCGTATACAGATAATAGTGAAGTGATTAGTACTCATAAGGAAGTGCTAAAAGATTTAGAGTATATTTGGGGTTGTTACCCAGAGTTACGTTTAGGGCAATTACTATGTTATATTGCATCTGAGGTATTGGGTACGTCTGACCCATTCTATTTAGAGGATAGTAAGTATCAAACATTTAGGGATACTGTAGCAGATAGGTATAGTGATATATGAAAGATAAAGATAGCAGTTGGTTAGATATATTTAAATACACGTATTTTGTACTACAGTTGAAGGTGGAAGTATTTCTATTAAATCGTTTGATTGGTAGTTCCACTGGTTTATATCAACAGTGTATTAATAAAGGTGTATTAAAGTTTCTAGATGCATATGAGCGAGCGAATGAGGGTAACTATGAAAAGTTTTTAAAGTCTGTGGAAAAGTCAGTTGAGGATTCAGATGATGAAAGTTTTAAAGATTATTCAGATGTGTATCTAAATGGGTTTAAAGCACATTATAATGTAGAAAGAAATATGCGTGTCATAGCTACTAATGAATTAAAGAAACAGACAGAGGAGTTAAAGTGTAATGAGTATATTGTTTAAACGTGGTGTAGTTGCGTTATCTGTGTTAACTTTATTGGGTACTACATATGTGGGTGCTATTAGTACCGCTAGACCTGTAGTCATTAGTAGACCACCTGTTGTAAAATCTACACCAGTAGCAAAACCAGTAACTAAATCTAGTACACCTAAGAGTTCTACATCTGAGACTAAATCTTCTACAGAAACTAAGACAACTAGTGTAACAAATAACTATTATAATACTAATAAGAGTGGTGGGTTCTTTGATAGTTTCACAGGTGCTTTTGCTGGTACGTGGTTCTATCATACATTATTTGGTAATAATGATAACAGTAGTTCTAATGTTAATACTGAAGCTACACAAGAAAATACTGAAAGTGAAGATACAGAAGAAGTATTTAGCATTAGTTATTGGATTACTAATAATTTAGAATACCTTAAAAACTTGTTATTTGGAATTAAGTAGGTAATTGTCATGTTACAAAGTCTAAAGAATAAGGAATATATACAGAAGTTGTTAAATGCTGAGACTTCTAATGTTGTGTGGGATTTATGGTTTAGTACGCCAGATGATTTATTTGTTAAGTGTGTAGATACTATAGTTGAAGATGATGTTTGCGATTCTACTAATACTCATAAGAGATATATCTATAAGTGTGTAGATGGTAAGTATTATGAATATTCCTATTGGGAAGATTATTTTGGTGAGCAGACATGTCATAATTTTAGAGAGGTTACGAGACAACCAGTTTTAACTTATGAATGGGAGTAGACAATGATGAAAGATTTACAAGAAAAAGCAATTAACTCAGCAAGAGGAGTTTTATTCAGTAATTGTGGGTATAGTGCTGACAAAATCACTACAGATAAGATGTTTATTGTTTGGTTTTGTAAAACGTTGCAGAATTGGAAAGCTATTGTAGGTGGTACTGAAATTAAAGAATTAATTGAGGTAACATACAATGGTGATAAAAATGAAGCATATGTAGATGTATATGATAAGAAGTTAAACGTAGCGATTACATTGTAGGAGGGTTAAAACTATGGAAGAGTGGAAACAGAATTTATTAGAAGAGTTTAATACATTAGAAGAACGTATTCATAAACTCATTGCGTTTTTAGATGAAAATAAAGAACATGAGGATTATTATGTGTTGTGTAAACAGTTGACTACTATGGTCGAATATCGTGAGTGTTTACATACACGTATTGTAAAATATAATATTGCTTAGGTGTATAAAAGTTTTTTATGGGGATAATACAAATAACTAAAAAAGTTTGTATTATCTCTTTTTTCATATAATAGGTATACTATATGTGTAATAGTAGTTCTTGTGAGGAGATGATAAAATGATTCCTAGTTACGATTTAATGTATGCAATCAATAAAGAATGTAAATCATATCTACAGAGTGTGTGGGGTAATGATGAGTGTGAGAGTTGTACATATGAGGAAATATACTCTAATCTAATGGAAGAGGTATGTGATGGTGCATTAGATATTCCGTTGTACATTAAAGAGTCAAAAGAGTATTATAAGACAAATAGGGATGTAAGTTTTAATAAGTACATGTTAGATATCTTATTGAAGATGTATGAAAAGAATAAAATGAAGTATACGTATAAAGTAGATAACGTAGTACATATTTCTGATGAGTTCTATGTGTTAGAGAAAGAATTAGAAAAGTTGGTAAAGGAGAATTAATATGAAAAAGAATAAGACGTACAAGAGATTTGATTCTGATACATATCGTAGAGTTATGAGTATCTTAATCTATCTTGAAAGTATTGAGGTTAAGAGTATTGTAAGGCATGTAAATCATAGCAAGGTTTATTACAGAGTTAGAATTGATGGTTATTTTCTTAAACTTGATGACGTTAGTAAGGTCATGAAGAATTTACCTAAGAGATATGTGGTAGCATTTGATACATTTATGGGTAAGGTATTTAAACGTGTGCTTCGAAGAGTACATACGTTTTATCGAGATGAGTATTATTCTATTAATTTCTTAATGAAGTATCTACAAGATAATAGTTATATTGTACCTATTGGGTTGGAAGATATTGAGTGTGTACGTATGTATGCTGAGAACTTGTATGATAAAGTGGATGTGTTGAAGTTGGTTGATAGTTTATTAGCTAAGAAGTCAGAGGTTGAAAATATTCTAGATGATACTGAAGTAGTCAATAAAAACACTACATTAGATACAGAGAGATTAGGCAAGAATTTTACCTATTTAAAAGAAACATTATTACGATTGTATATGAAAGGGTATAATACGATTGAGGTAGGTGATAATATTATTGCAGTAGTACAGGACTATACACAGAATGATGTAGACAATCATACAATTAAGCGTAAAACATACCTAAATATCACGTCTATATTTGACCTATTAGATTTGTACAGACCACTACGTAGAGGTGTATATTCTATTAAAGATATACTTAATTTACCTAATGTAGGAGATATTGTGTATATGGGTGATAAGCCATATTATTTACATAGCATTTCTTCTAATGATGTAGGTACGCAGTATTTCTTATATCCTAATCATTTGAATAAGGAAATGTATGAGTTGTTAGGTCGTCCTAATAGTTTAGAGATGACATATAAAGTTCGTTTGGCTAAGAAAAATAATACGTGTAATATGTTTACAGATGGCTATCAAGAAGAATGGGATAGATTTATGGGAGGTTTATAATGTCAACTCAATATTTTACAACTGATGTTATCACAGCAGAAGAGTATGTTGGATATGTACGTATGGTGTTTCAACTACAATCTTCTATTGATATGGTTGGTTTAGATGGTGGTATTCAAGTTGTTAATAATAGATTACGTTTCTATAATGCAGAAGATGAAGATATCACTTCTAAATATAAAGATTTAAAGAGATTGGGTGTGGATACAACACTTCTACTTAAACATAATAGTGTTATTTCTGATTGTATTGTGTGTTTAGATACAACTGTAATGGAATTGTATGATAAGGTATGTCATGCTGTTGTGAGTGATTATGGTAATATAGCAAGACATTATCGTTCTGCTGAAGATAAAAACTTAGTACCTAGCTTTGTGTATTTACGTGAGTTTGATAGTCAAGATGTATCAGATAAAGTTAAACTCTTATATGAGTATCAGTACCTATATGACTATATTAACAATTTATGTAATATGAATACTGGAAGAGGTATGGATGACATTATTATGACACAGTATGATGTACATAGGGATTGTGTTAATTTTGTTATTCAACATACTAGTGTAGGTATAGTTACTCCTAACACGATTGTTAGAGATAATATAGCTATTCGGTTATTACCTACAGTTGTGTTTAGTGGTCATCATGATGTAAAAGTTATAGATGTGTTGAATAACATTGATACTGTTATTCGATACTTAATTAGATTACATGCTGGTTCATTTAAAGTTGCTTATCATGGTTTGAAAGATGCTACTGATAAGGTGATACACAGTATAGGGTTACAGTCAATTAATTATGTTACAGAGAATAATGGTTTTGTAGCGTTCGGTGATAATGTGTTTTCTGTATATGTTGCTGATGATAGAGTTAAACGCTTAGTCAGTCAACTAAATTATGTGCATAAGGTTGAGTGCTTTTTTAAAGCTATTGAAAGCCATAAACACTTGTTAAATACACCTATTATTGATAACTATGTGACAGTTGCTAGTGCTATACAGTCTTATTTACGTTATCAGTATGAAAGTGTTATGGGTTCTAGTGAGTATAAGAATTACATGCCATATGTATGTTTGTTGCTATCTGCTACTAGCGTTAGTTCTGTAGGGTATATTCATATTCATCAGAGTGTTAACATGCAATTAATTCATTATCATAGTTATCTTGTTGATACAGGTAACAGTGATAGATTGGATATGATGTTGTCTTATATCGATTTCTGTAAAGATAACTATAATTCTGTTTTTACATTGGACAACGATAGACATGCTATGGTAGTTCGGCATAAGCATAAAGAAGATGAAGTTCTTCCATTACTGAATTATATTGATGACAATTCTATTGGTATACGTTTAGATGTAGATGATGTAGTAGATTTACTAAAACTATCTAGAGGTTTAGTAAAGAGTTTCTATAATACATTAAATGCTGATAAAGATGTTGTATTTATTGATGCTTTGAATGGGTTTAGAATGATTTCAGATATTGCTAAATCTAAAGACGATACATACATTACATTAGATTATGAGATTGATAAATATCTTAATTGCAATACTAATTATTTTGGTACTATTAATAGTGACTCTTTATTAACATGTTCTGATATGGTGTTTCCTTTAGATGGTGTACGTTATTATACTAAGGGTGTAAGTAACTATAAACCTATAGTATCTATAGTTGAGAAACGATATAAAGGGATGAGAGTTGTATTACGTCTTATACTTGATAAATTGTATGGTATCTTTAGTGAGATTAAGGCTAGGGACATTAAAACAGTATCTATTGGTGTAGAGGATTTCAAAGATTATAGTAACTTATCATTCATTGTTAAAACATATGATGGTAGAGTTGAAACATATCCATTACTTGTTACTGATATGTTTAGCTATGCTGTGTATAGTTTGTTTCATGAGGATAGTGGGTATCAGATTTATGATGCTACATTAAAGGAAGTATATGATATCCTATCTGAAGTCAGGGATATGATGGTAACTAGTTTTAACTTCATTGATTTTGATGAAGATATTTTTGTAATAGTTGATAGTTTACGTACATTATCTGTAATAGTAGACAATTCATGTGATAAAAAAGGGGCAGAAAAAATTAAAGTAGTACATTCTAAAGAAACAAAATTAGTGCGTTCTAGTGATGCTAAAAATCTTATGTTAGCTAAAGACCTAGCTATGGAGTTTATTGATAGTGGTTATGATGTGATTATGCGTGATGGTGAGGATTTAGTAGTGTATTCTAGTACAGATAATAGTTTGCAAGAATATGTACCTAAGTCTTTACACAATGTTTTCTATGACGTAGATAAGTTAGACTTATTACCATTGACATATTACGTGTATATGTGTAAATAGTTGAGAGGGGATTAGATTATGATATACAATACAGAAGAGATACGATTAACAGCAGAAGAGTATGTAAGATGTATAGAATTATTCTATGTGTTGAAACATAAGGGAAATAGTTATGGTTATAATTCTAAGATTACATCTATTGAGGAGATGGGCATAGATTTTGAAGGGGATTTCTTTAATTTTGATTTAAGTGAGGGTATCGTTGAGCAGTTTGAAATGTTGTCTAACATGACGATTAAATCTGTGTTAGATAAGTTACGTTTTATCATGACTCATGCTATCTACAGTTTATATGAGGTACAGGAGTTATTAAAACAGAATAAAACAGCATATCGGTTATGTCCTAATTTTACTCTTAATGCATATTTAGAGGGGAATGTATTTAAGAATGTTCTTAACTACCTATTAGAGTGTCATAGATTATATAATTACTTTGTAGATGGTGATTATTTTAATTGTTGTATTCGATATGTACATGATGACTTTAAAAATCCATTTCATATGTACAATAATAAGGGTGAGGACGTACCGTTGTTATCACCTGTGATTCAACATGTAGCATTTACAACTAATAAAGAAATAGCTGTACATGAGGTTATGGAGAACCTACATGCGGTTATGTTTATGTTATCTAAGTTACATCTTGATAAACTCAAATTGTTACGTAAAACCTATCAAGATGCATTAGAACTTAATGGTGGAGGGTTTCATACTCGTGTTAAATATAATGACAAAGAACATGTAGGGTTGATTAATACAATGTATATCAATCTGCCTAAAGATATTAAGAGTGAAGATGTAGAACATATCGATACTGTTAGGTTGGTTAAAGATGTAGTTGATGCAATTACTATAGGTGTAAGTTGTAATTATTCATGTGAGAAAGATAAGATAACTGTGTTTGATATCGTAAGTGCTATGGTATGTCATTCAGATATATTATTACGTGATACATATGGGAATGGGTATACAAATTATGATGCAACTACTAAAGTATTCTTAGACAAGATGGGATGTACCAATCTTAGTAAACATATCTCACAAGCTATGATGTTGTATATTATTTATTACTTTAGGTACAAAATCAAGAATGATACATATCTTCGATTAGAACGATTGAAACATTCACTAGAGTTTGAAAATGGTACAGTAGATACAGATGTAGAATGTAAAAATGGGAATATAATTCTTAATCGTAGGTACGTTGAGAGAGAGGAATTAATAGGGAGTATTATTAATTTTGATACATTACCGATTAAATCATCTGATTACAATAAGGTTATCCCTAGTGTATTGGTTATGATGTTAGATACATTAAAGGTTGTCGGTTCTACATGGTATTATCACGCAAGATTTACTACACCAATGCATATGGTTCAACTTATGTATGAATTACGATATGAGAATTACGATAACCTATTTTGTGAATATTATACAAGTAGTGATGTGTTTAAATTAAAGCCAGATACATTTTGTAGTAGTTGTGATGATGACATACCGATTAATTGGCATCGATGTGGGAATATGATATTACCTACGTATGGGGTATATGACAGAGATACTATATTAAAAGATACTGTGTTTGTTGATAGTGGTTATCTTAATGAAGCTAGAATGAGTTTAATCACTTTGTTGAAAGTGGTTGATGATACACTACATGGTATCACTAAAGAGGTTGATAGTTTAGAGTTACGATATAATATGTCTGACTATAATTACAATATGGAGTTCCATATTACATTTACAGATGGTGAGACAGTGGTTAGATATACTGAGTTTAACCTAGCAGATTTCTATTATCTATATGGGTTATTATTATATTGTGAGAGTGTTGGTTGGAAATCTTCTTTATTTAATTATAAGATGGATATATACTCTTTAAAAACAATAATTAAAGATATGGCTTATAGAATTAATGCTGTTGCTAAAGAATTTTATACAGTTAGTGATACTGCTATTGATAGTGATATTTATGATATTTTGGAGTCTGTTATGAGTCATGCTAAGGGGTATAAAAAGAGTAATGGTAATGATGGTAGTATTATGAAAGAGTTGAAGGATTCTTTGGGTGTTAATACTATTGACCCTGTTGTTGAGGTATTAACTAAATATAGTAATGAAGTTGATGTTAAATATATAGCAAGGGTATTATCTAATGAGTTT